TTTAGATCCATATTGTGCCTTGCTATATGGCACGAGCAGCAATACCATATGATGCACTGGAAAAGAAGATAGAACAAATGTTTCCTAGACCTTGTTTTGCATATGTGCAACTACTAGGAAAGACAAGAAGACGAGCATCCTATGAAGAAAAACCTACTCCGACTACTATCTATGACCGCAGAAGTGGTAACTACAAAGTAATCGGATATCGATGCAAAATTAGAATGGAAAGATTGTCGGGAATGGATGACAATTTTTATCCAGATTTTGAAAATATCGAAGACTGGTTTCTCATCGAATTAGAGTGAACCTTTCACTTCTGAATCCAGATAGTGTTGACGCATTTTTCTCAGATGGTAAGCAACGGATTGTTGAGTTATTCCAATCCTCTGAGCGATTTCAGATTGTTTCAATCCATGACCGCGTAAATGGTAGATAGTTTCCCAGAGGATTTGTTTTTTGGATTTTGGAAATTTCATTTGTTCACCTCATTAATAATTGATTGAATAATCTCTGAAAATGCGATGTCATTTTGTTCTCGTAATTTGTCTCTAGCAACGCACAAAATTTGAACAAGAGTACAATCGTAAGGGCTGAAGTTTTCTTGTTTTCTGAGTGCTAAATTACAAGCCATTTCGATGAATTTACTACGAGTACCCAACCTCTTTCTTCCTTCCAATTCTCCGACTAATCTTTCTGGTAAATACACCTTAATTTCCTGTTTTCTGGCCATGGTATGGTCGCCGCCTGTCTAGGGGGGGTCGTTGGTTGTATTTAGACAGTGGGTTGAAGGCCAACTGCGAGGCAGTTTTAGCCTTAGGCGAAGCCCACCTGTTCAAGATAAGGAATTACATTAGTTTATAGTCTTCATAGTGGGACATCCCATGCATGGCAAAGAATAGCGGCGACATAATTTTACGAGACAGAATGCAATTTGATTTTGATGGTGTTGGAGATAGAACTACACTTTATGGAAGGATAGATACCTCTGCTTATGTCGATACAATTTCTCGTCAAGGATTAGCCATCAAAGAGATCTATTTTCAACTAAGACAATCACCTTCAACCAAGTACCCAAACACTGGTCTTTTCGAGCCAACCGCAGTTGCAGGTGGACCGGATGTCGCTGGCAATTTCCAAGCATCTGGATTGAAACTTTATGCAACTTCTAGAGCATATGAAAACGCAGCAGAAGTAGGCATCGCAAGCCCCGATGTTTTGTGTGTTAAAACATTTAATTCACACTGCGCATTCAACAACGATGGAATCGGAACAAATGTGAATTCAAACCAATGGGAATGGTACGGTCCTCGTGACCTGCACCCAGAGGGATATACTCTTGTCTCTGATTTGCTAATCGGGGTTGCCTCAGACAATTGGCAGTCTCTAAGCGGCGGAACTCTTGAAATTGACATCCTAATGATTGCAGAGCCAATCAAAGTGACAACTGAAAGAATGAATGAGATACTTTCTCAAGCACAGGACTTGTGAACATAGAGTGCCTCCTGGTTCTCCAGTTTTGACAAGTTATGATAACATAGAATGAACAATTTAGATCTATAGTGGTGAAGAAGAATGGTAGCAGGTACAGCAGGAAAGAAAATCGGTCAAAAGATACTAGGAAAGGCAGCAAAATCAAGTGTAGTTCGTAGAGCCGGCGCTGGTGCTGCTGCTGCTGCTACTGCCGAATTTCTTGAAGACAATCCCTATGTCAGTGCAGCCGAAGGTGCTGCTCTTGGCTTCGCTGTCGCTGGACCAGTCGGTGCGGCTGCTGGAGGACTTGTTGGATGGTTTATGGCTGATGGAGAGCGTATTGCTCCTTGCGACCTTGTGGCTATTCCGGCTTACGAAATGGCGCTCCTCCGTCAAGGAATGGCTCCGTCGTTTCAAATCTTCATCAAAGAAGGGGAATTAATAGCCCCTATACTGCCTACAGCAGCAATGGAGAACACAGCAGCCCTTAACGCCGTTGAACAGGCTGTAACAGCCCCTAAACGCAAATTATCGAAGTGGCAGAGATACATGAAGAAAGAAGCCAACAAAATTAGATTCAAGTCCGGTAAGAAGAAGGGTCAACTAAATCTCAAAGCGATGGGAGTCCAATACAGGAAGGGGAACAAATAATGCCAACTGTAAATATTAGAGAAACCATTGCAGGCCAAGTAACAACCGACGAGATAGGGAACGGCTATTTCACTAGGAGAATTAATGTCCCAGACGACATGAGAAATCAAATCGTTTCAATCGATGTCTACAACGACAATGTTGCTCCTTGGCTAGATGTTCAAGGGGAAACAAAAGGGGTTCAAGTTTTCATCTCACCTTATCCAATACAGAGGACACTAGAAGGCATCGAGTTTGGTGCTGGTGGATTACCTCAAGCAGGCCCAAAGGCAGGAGACGATACTGTCCTTTACAAGGAAACTTCAATCTACACATTGGATAGTTTCAACGAGCAACCAAATAACAAGATTTGGTCAGACCACTTTCCTAATGATGCAGTAGGGGCAACTCCCACCAACATCTTCTATACACCCCATCTTTATCTCACTGTTTTGTTATGGAATGCTCCGCTGGCAGAGATTAATTTGTCTTATTCTGTTTATCTTCGATTAGAACAGAAAAAATGTTCAATCGCTGAATCATCAATGGGCAAATATGGTGAATTTCTTGATGCTCAATGCCGATTATTAACTCAAACCGCTGTAATGATTCCAAGCAATTTGGTTGCAGGCAATACATGGCCTACTTGGAAGTTCGGAGGCATAAGGCCGGAACTAATGATTTCGGGTAGTACCGCGCTTCGATACTACAACAGAGTAGCCGCTAATGCTAACCAAGATATGACAACAAGGGCAGCATTACAGACCGCTTTTGAAGGCTCAACCGGAATGGTCGGTTTCAATGAAGCATTTGGAGATGCAGCAAACAATTTGCCAGAGTGGATTAGTCTGCTCGATGTGTCCGGAATAACATCTGGTGCAATTAGGCCTTACGCGCCTCCACTGAAGTTTGCAGACAATGGTAATACTTTGATGTTCTAATCATAGTTTGTCAGAGCTCGAGAACCTGGGCACACTCTATGATAACATAGACAGGTTATTTTAGATCCATATTGTGCCTTGCTATATGGCACGAGCAGCAATACCATATGATGCACTGGAAAAGAAGATAGAACAAATGTTTCCTAGACCTTGTTTTGCATATGTGCAACTACTAGGAAAGACAAG